ACCTCCTAAATTCCTCCTAAACGATCACTCGCCGTGCAACCGCAGCCTTCACCATCAGCACGTATCCCGGATTGAAGCGCCATTCTCCTAAAGCGGGTGTCGCAGGTTCGAATCCTGCCGGGGGCACAGCGTTGATCAGGGCTAAGGCCCCGGAACTCCCAGGTCAGGGAGGGTCCGGGGCCTTTCTCATGTCCGCCAGACCCGCTCTGCCTACATGCTCACTACGCCCTGGATACACGCTTACTACGTGACCCGACCTCCTAAATTCCTCCTAAACGATCACGCCGAACACCCAGGTCACGGCAGGGATGAGCAACCCCCGCGCTCCCGTAGGAGGCGGGGGTTGCCCGGTGTGCCGGGGTCACCGAGAGGGGGGCCCCAATGTCAGTGACACCCGGCACGATCAGGGGTGATGCGTGTCTATTCCAGTAACCCGACCTCAGGTCTATCAGTCCAGGTCAGCGCGCAGAATCACCCATTCGTGTGAACGTGCGTTCGATTACTCGACAATACCTGTAGCCCTGCGGCATATGCCAGGGCGCCGCAGGGCTGCCCGGTATGGACTCGCGCCCGGTCACCCGAAAAGGCTTCCACCTGCTCCACGTCACACGGCGGCCCGTCCGTCGCTCCACGTCAAGATCACAAAAGGCCGGTTGTCACCAGGCTGACTTGCGATCGTGTCGATCAGAGCGTTTGTCGGGTGCCCCGCGACCTACCCCACGATGACGACTGGCTCCTACGCGAACGACGCCGCATCGGCAGGCGCATCAGGGACGCACGCATAGACCACGACCTCACTCAGGAGCGCGTGTTCCTCGCCGTCCCGCTCAACCGGGCGTTCTATCAGGAGATCGAGGCGGGGCAGGCTAACCCGACGTTGGAGACGCTGCTGCGTATCGCTCGCGTGATCGGCGTACCCATCTCTGACCTCCTCAGGTAAGCGCTGTAGAGCCTGTAGTGAACACTGCGTACCGTGGGTAAGGGAACGCTTACTGTGCATATATCTGCACTGCTCACACACATCACACCCACATTCGCCACCCTGTGAAGCAACCCGCCGCCGGCGCCAGCGGAGCGACCGGCGGCGGGTCCGCAGCCACCTTGCACGGGGGTGGACAAGGCAGCCGCGCCTTCATCCCGGCACCGACCCGATCGGCGTGCAGGCCGGTGCCGGGGGCCTAGTCGTACTCCGCGCCACCGCGGTTGTAGTAGTCCTTGTGCCGCGTCCCGGGGTAATGGCCAGGCAACCGGGTGCAGTGGGCACCGCCGCTCGGGTGCTCCACCCAGCAGTAGCCGCCCGCCCGGCCCGCCGATCCCGCAGCCCTGCGCTCGCGCTCGGCCTGGGATGTGGTGTCGCTCTTCACGCTGTACCTCCAGACGTCGCGGGCCGCGAACGCTCCGAGCGACGGGGCCTCTGCGGGCAGCGGGGGCCACACTCGAACACCTCGACGTCCAAGACGTGCGCCCCATCGCGACCGCGGGCTATGCCTGCAGATCGGGCGGCTATGTAGCGGAGGGATGTTCCGCACCAACAGCACGCCCACCCGTCGTGCTGCGCCCGGTTCAACTCCGTCACGGGCGGCGGCTTCGGCTTCCAGGTCATGGCCGGCTGGCGAGAGGGGTGTTGGTCCCGGCCGAGGGGTGCGTAGTCTCGTGCATGTCGACTCCAGTCAGTCGGCCAGCCCCGGACCGTTCGCGCGGTTGCGGGGCCTTCACATGCAGTGACCATACCGCGCCTTACCGCACCTTGCCGAGGGTTCCCGCGGTCGCGCGGCATGGCGCGGCTGCCTACGTTCGGGCCCATGAGCGCTGATCTTGATCGGACGCGGGCCGTGTGGCGGCAGGTGGCGCAGATCGTCATCAGCCGTATCAAGGACGGCACCTACCCGCCCGGATCACGGGTGCCATCAACGCTGGAGCTCGCGACTGAGCTGGGCATCGCATCTTCGACGAGCCAGAAGGCCCTCGCCCATCTGCGCCGTGAGGGCTGGCTGAGGGGCGAGACGGGCATCGGGACATTCGTCGTCGACAGGCCGCCCATCGAGTGATCCCGGACATGACGAAACGCCCCCTCCCAAAGGAGGGGGCGCTGTCACGCGTACTGGCGGCGCTGCGGGTCGAGGCCCGCGGACAGCAGGCCGCCGCTGTTGCCGTTGCCGGGCTGGTCGGGTTGCGTGGAGCCGTCCTTGCGGCAGACCAGCGCATCCGGATCCCAGGTGGGGGCCTCGAGGTGGTAGCCGTCCGGGCACGTCTGCCCATCCCGGCCGTCCTCGCCCGCCGGACCAGGCTCGCCCTGCGGACCAGCAGGCCCCGGCTCGCCCTGAGGCCCTGCCGGCCCCGTCGGTCCGACAGCGCCCGGCTCGCCAGTGGCACCCGGGCTGCCGTCGGCACCGGCCTTCCCGGGCGAGCCGGACGGGCCCGGACTCCCAGCGGGACCAGGCGGACCAGGAATCGGCACCGGCACCTCCGCCCTAGCGGGGAGATCCTCCACGGCCTTTGTCGGGTCCGGCGCCACCGGCGTATCTCCCGCCGCCTCCACCTGCGCCCGCAGCGCGCGCACGTCACCCGCCAGCGTCGACACCGCGTCCCCCCTCAGGTCGGCCTCGTGCGCCAGCTCGCCGTACAGGCGGTCCCGTTCCACGACGAGCCAGCCCACCGCCAGCACGCCGCCCACGAACAGCAGCACAGCCAGCGCCCACAGCGCCCGGGCCCGACGCGCCGCACGCCGCTGCTGCACCCGCGTCACGGTGTGCCCCCCAACTGTTGCACCATCAGCCGCAGACGGGCCGTCTCCGCTTTCTCCGCGGCCAGCTCGGCGCGCACCGTTGCCAGCTCGGTGCGTAGTTCCTTGCGCTCCTCCTGGAGCTCATTGGTCAGGCTGCTGAATCCCGTCACCGCGTTGCCCTCCTGGGCCGTTCGGTTCGCGCCCCGACCGGTGAACATGGCCGCCGCCGCAGACCCGGCCCCCGCGATCAGAGCAGCAAGGGCCGTGACCATGGCGGCGTCCATACCACCTCCCGTGCGCGTACCGAGGGCAGGATCAGACGCCCGAGGCCGTCGAGGCGGAGTTCCGTAGGCCCACCCAGCGGGCACCGAGGCCCTTCACCAGCGACACCACCGCGGCAACGCCGCCCGTACCGGCGGCCTGCCAGAAGTTCGCGTGGAACATGTCGGCAGGGCCAGCCGCGACGACGACAGCGGCAGTGCCGCCGAGGAACGACCAGATGACTCTCTCGGCGAGGTCACGGCCGTAGGTCTTGGCGGTCTTCACGACGGTGTTCACGTCGGGCAAGGAAGCGTTGGACATGGTCTGGTCCTCTCAGTTGGTGAGCGCGTCGCCGAGCTCGGCGAGCGCGGCCCGGGCGCCGGCCTCGGCGGCGGCGGTGACTTCGGCCGCGTCGAGGCCGCCCCCGGCGGCGAGTGCCTGCACTGCGGCGGTGAGCGCGGCGAGGCGGGCGATCAGGTCGGCGTGGTGCTGGTCGCCCCACCGCAGGAACGTCCCGGCGGTGCGCAGCGGGCTCGCGCCTGCCGGGGCGGTCGGCGATGCGAGCGGCTTCGCCCACACGGCATCGGCCACCTTCTGTACGTCGGCGTCGGTCAGGGCCATGTCGTCCTCCTCGGGGGCGGGTTGGCCGGTGGCGCGGGCGACGATGCCCGGGAACACGACCTGCTTGAACTGGGCGACGCGGGCGTCTCCAGGGCATTCGGTGCCGCCCTTGGACCACTCGGGATAGAGCCGGTGGTAGCCGTAGCCGGGGTCGTCGTGGGCGCGGCAGATCCGCAGGGGGATGCCGTGCTGCTGGTGCAGCCACACGCCAAGCCGGATCAGCGCCTCGATCTGCTCCGGGGTCCACGGGTCGGTGTGGTGCAGGTTGGACGCGGTCTCGATTGACACTGCGCCGCTGCCGTCGGGCCGTAGGTTCGCGAGGTAGTTGGCGTCGGCCCGTGTCTGTGTGCCGATGAACTGGCCGAGGCTGCCGTCGTAGTCGAGGCCGAAGTGCGACTCGAGGTTGGTGCTGTCGCGCCAGTACTCGTAGATGCGCTTCTCGTCCCACGGGGCGGCGATGCTGTGCATGATGAACTGCGTCGGCCGGATCGCGGGTTGGGCGTCCGACTCGGGCTGCAGCTCCATCTTCTTGGCGCCCGGGTACCAGGCCATGCGAGCCCCCTTCTGGGCGGTACAGGTCAGCTGCAGGGGTAGCTGACGGGTGGTATCCAGCGATGCCCGTCGCCGGGGCTGCCGGTGGTGGGCGCGTAGGACAGCGGCGACAGCAGCACGTCGGCGTTGGTCTCGTTGCGGGTGCCCTGCCACATGTCTGCGCCCTGGTAGGGGATGCCGTTCACGACGCTGACGGTGCGGGCCTGGCCGCCGCAGCCGAGGCTCATGTCGCGGCGGCCCCCAGGCGGTGCGGACCAGCCCACGTTGCCGGGCGCGGCCCACGGGCCGGTCAGGGACGGCGCGGTCGCGTATCCGCTGGGCGTGCCGGCGCAGTAGCCGCACCGCTCGGAGTACGTCATCACCCACGTGCCGGTCGCGGTGTCCTGCCAGGCGCCGACGCCCTCGACACCAGAGAGGCCGGCCAGGGCGGTCGACCCTTGTCCGGTGCCGTTCGCCCAGTTCCAGTCCAAGCGCTCGACAGCGAGCGTGCCGCCGTAGCTACAGATGATCGCCGCACCGGTGCCGCCCTCGGGGACGATGGCAAAGTCCCCGTTCTCGCCCGCGCACTGGGTGAGCCGCGGCTTGTACGTGGACCCGTGCGGGCCGCCCGCACCCGCGCCACACGGGCCCGCGGGCCCGTTGCAGCCCATCAGCCAGTAGGCGTGCGTGGACGTCGAGGTGCGGGAGTCCGGCATGTTGAACCAGAGGATCCACACGCCGTCGTGCCGCTTCACCAGGCGGGGGTTGAAGCACCCGTGCCCGTTGATCTCCCCACACTCGCTCGCGAAGGTGCGACCGCTGTACGGGTCCACCTCGGTCGGCGGAAACAGAAGGTCAGGCGTCGACCACGGGCCCTCCAACGTCGGTGCGGTGCTCACGCCGAAACCACACCAGGGCGATGCGACGTACCACTGGTACCCGCACGCGTACTGCGTGCCGATCAGGTAGTAGACGCCGCCATCCTCGTACACCATGCCGTCGTGCAGGTCGACACCATCGATGACGACCGGCGCAGGCACAGACACACTCTCAGGGACAGCCGGACCACCGGCGCCCAGCAGCGCGGCCGCGGCGAGGACGAGAGCAGCCAGGGCAGCACGGACGCGACCCACAAGGCCTCCAGACATGGGAAAAGCCCCGACCAGCGGGGCGAACAGGGGCGGGGGGGTCAGGAGGTGCGGCGCAGGTGCAGCCAGGAGCCAGCCTTGACGATCGTGGCCGTGCCGTTGCTGGCGACCTGCGCCCACTGCAACGCGAAATTCCCCGCCGTAGATGACACCGTCAGCGTGCCGAACGGCATGGCGGCCATGTTCGTGCCCAAGTTGCTCGGCAGCTGCCGGGTCAGGCTGATGGGCTGTGCGGTGACGTCCTGAGTGGTCGTCTGCGTCGGCCCGCTTGTGCCCCCGGACGTCCACGTCAGCGTGGCGCCCGACGGCGCCGACCAGCCGATCGTGATACCGGTCGTCGAGCTAGCCGCCAGGTTCTGGCTGTAGACGATGTAGGCGGTCAGCTCGTAGACGGCGTTCGCCTCCACCGGCAGCAACAGATCACCGTCGTTGGTCATGGTGGTCGTCGATGCGCGGGGCTCATCGGAGGGCTTCTGCACAGCGAGCGGCAGCATCGAGGTCAGCAGCCCCGCAGTGATTGTCGTCCCCGGAGAGATTGTGGGATACGGCATTTGGTCTCCCTACAGAGCGACGGGGGCGGGTTGATCGACGGTCACCGGGGTGCCCGCGGAATGGGCTTTTACGATGCCGTTCACGCTCCTGGTCACCGTGAATTTCTGCGGGTTCACGACCTCGAGGTTGTCGTAGCGGACCGCAGGGTTGACGTTCGTATTTCCGCTCGCAGCCAGTGAGCGGGTGCCGATGAATGAGGACGTCGAAAGCGCCGTGTCGGTGACGTCTACGTGCCACGCCGTCGGCTCCACGTCGGTCGGCAGCCATGCCCGCGCCCGTAGTGACGTCCCGGACACTGCGAACCGGACGCGCACGAACGTCCCTGCGACGTGCGTGTACCTGGTTGTGTACGAGCCGAGTGACGTCTGCACCGCGCCGACCCGTTTCTGAATCGTCAGAATGATGGCGTTGCCGGTGGTGAATTCCAGCTGCGCCAAATACAGGTTGTCCGAGTCGGTGTAACGGCCGGTCAAATTGCCGACCAGGCTCGCCCCGGTAGCGAGAGCACTCGTGGTGATGCTGCCGCAATACTCGAAATCGGGGACCGTGAAATCCGTGAACGTGCGGCGCGATGCCGCCGTGGTGGAACAGATGTGGCTGCCGTAGCCGCTGCCCACCGCGTAATCGCTCGCGACGCCGCCGCCGGTCGACCACACCTGGCTGGAGTCGGCGGTGCCCCACCCGTTGGACACGCTCCGGCCGAGCGCATCGGACAGCCACGAGGCGCAGGCCGTCGCCGTCCACACTTCGCCGCCCACCCGCAGATCGAACGGGTACTGCGCGCCGGACGTGTTCCATGGCAGGCCGGACGTCGTCAGCACTACCGGGGCAGTCGCAGTACTCGTGAGCGCGGTCGTGAGCTGACACCCGTCCGTGTCCGCTTTCCCGAGGACCGCGTCATCGGTCACGCCTACCGACCACGGGCCGGCGGGGGTGCAGTTGAAGTAGATGTCCCATGCGTATTGGTCGAAGGACTCGGTGTAGCCCTGCACGATCAGGTCGACGTCGCCCGGGGGCAGCCATGCGGGCAGGTTGGTGATGCGGATGAGGTCGCCCTGGTCGACGCCGAGGATGGTGTCGATGAGGTGCGGGGCGGCGGCCAGGTCGACGTGCACGACCGGGTAGCGGGGGGCGTCCCAGGTGCCCAGGTGCAGGCGCCATGCGGCGATCGGCTCGGCCTGGGCGTCGTCGGCGAGGGACAGCTGCACCGAAGTGTCGTAGCGGCCGATGCCGTTCGGCGGGGCCTGCACCGACAGCGGCCCGTCTTCGAGGACGACCCGCGCGGACGAGCCGTCGATGCGCTGCACGGTGACGTCGTTGACGACGTCCGCGTCGTCGTCGAGGGGCTCCAGCGGTGGGGCGACCTCGCCGTCGGCCGTGTAGTTGAGGGTCAGCGACGGCGTCTGGTTGTAGAGGGTGGCGCGGCCGCGGTAGCGCAGCGCGGGCCGTGCCCGGTGCTCCATGAGGATGCCGCCGTCGGAGGCGGCGCCCTCGGCGAGCAGCTCGAGCAGGGCCTGCTGACGCTGGGCGCCCATCTTCTCCTGCTCGGCGATGATGCCCCGCACGGTCAGCGGGACGTTCTCTTCCATGGCCAGCCGCAGCAGCCGCTCGCCCGCTTCCTCTCCGAAGTAGCCGTCGTCGGCGCCGTCCATGACGAGGGTGTTCGTGGCCTGGAAGACGGCCAGGTGCCCGAACACCGTGCCTTCCAGGCCGGCGCCGAACGCCGAGGACACCTTGGTGACTCGCCCCACCGTTCCGGCGAACGAACTTGACTGGAAGACGCCGGTGGCGGAGATGTTCACCCAGGCGACGTCGACTTGGACGTTGCCCCCGTTCTGCCGGGCGTACAGGCGCACACGGTTCTTGCTGCCGAAGAAGTTCGGTGAGCTGCCCGCCGTGGAGTTGATGAACATCAGCTGCGTGCCGTCGGCGTCGAAGGCCTTGACCTGCACGTTGTTCGTCTGGACCTGGACGGTGTAGCGGACTGCGGTGCCGGTGGCGGCCACCTCGAAGAACGTGGCGAGCGAGGTCGGGGCGGTCGGGACGTAGTAGACCATCTCGACCTGCCACGGCCCGGTGCCCGACGCCGGCGCGGGCACCTGTGCCGTCATTGTCGCGCCGGTCTGCACGACGGGCAGGGCGGCCGAGCTGGCGAAGGAGGTGTCGCTGGCCATCTGCAGGCCCGTGAATTTCAGCGGCTGCACGCCGGGGATGGGGCTGTAGGCCTGGGTGGCGCCGGAGTCGTCCTCCATCGGCCAGTAGGCGAGTAGCGTCGGGTCGGAGGGGATGCGGCGACGCAGTGTGGAGTCGAGCGACTTGCTGGCAGCCCCGTAGCGGCGCAGGATGCCGGCCGCTTCGACGGGCACCCAACGGTCCTTGCCGGAGACGTCCCAGCGGGGCGGCCAGGCGGAGATCTCGCCGACGAACCGGTCCTCGCGCTTGCGCACGTCCGCGGTTCCGTTGACGGTCCACACACGGCCGACGGAGTCGGTGAAGCCGGTCGCGCCGTCGGCGAGGGGCCGGAAGTCGGCGTCGGCGACGAGGGTGCCGTCGATGCCGGAGCGGATCTGGAAGCGGGTGCCAGAGCCGATGTACGGCACGCGCGGCGGCGTGAGGGTGGAGTCGGGGACGCCGATACGCACCGGGCTGGTGGTCGACTGGATGCTCGTCGTGCCGGTGCCGACCATGTCGGTGAACAGCTGGGTCCAAGGCCCGGTGATCGAGTCGCCCTGATAGAAGCGGATGGTGTGCCCACTGGCGCCGTTGTCGACGTCGAGGGTGACCCGCAGGACGGGGGCACCGATGAGCTCGACGCCGATGAACCAGCCGTGAGCGACCGCGCCCGAGTCGAGCCAGTTCAGGGTGAGGCCGCCATCGTGGTAGCGCAGCACCCAGGCGCGTTCGGCGGTGGTCTCGCCCCACTTGCCGATGATGCCGTAGCTGCCGGCGGTCAGCGTCATGTCGGCGTCGATCTCCACGCGCACGTCGAGGTCGCCGGTGATGTTCAGCGCGGCCACGTGGGGTGTGGAGACGGTACCGGTGGTGTCGCCGTCGAGCTCCAGGTGGGCCTCGGCGGCGGGCAGATGGACGCGCACCTCGGTGTTGCGGCCGATCTTCCCGTACAGGTCGCTGAGCGGGTTGCCCTGGCTGTAACGGCCGAGGACGCCGGGGGCGACCTTGCTGGCGCCGTTGTTGAACGTCAGCTTGGCCTTACCCGGGTCGGTGCGGGCGCCCTCGTCGGGACGCCCGCGGGTGATGGTCATCAGGTCGCGGGTGTAGACGTCCGCGGTGACGTCTGTCCACACCCCGTCGATCTTCAGTTCTGCCTTGATGTCCAGCGGGCTCTGGGGGAACGCCACTGCCTCGCCTCCCTACCCGCGTCCGAACGCGGTCTCTGTGCTGCCGCGCCCGTCGACGCGGACCATCTTGCGGACCAGCCGCTTGAATTCCTCGTCCGCGCCCCGCACGTCGAACACCACGCGGGTGAGGCCGCCGCTTGCCGCGCTCGCGCCCATGAGCGGCGCCATGCCGGTCGTGAGCGGCGTGGTCGGTTTGGCGGCCGGCGGGTTGACGAGGCCGGCCATGGTGCGGTCGAGGACGTCCCGGTTGTTCTCGGCGCCCTGGGCGATGCCGGGCGGGAGCCAGTGCCCGATCTCGTCGGCCATGAGCTTCGACGGGGAGCCGATGTGCAGGAACGACTTCGCGGCGTTGAGGACGTTGTTCTTCACGAAGCTGGAGACCTTGCCCCACAGCCAGCCGCCCATGCTGCTGATGCCGTTCCATAGGCCGGTGACAACCGCTTTGCCCTTGCTGTACAGCAGGTCGTTCATGCCGACGACTGCCCTACCAAGGCGGCCGGGTAGGCCGCGCACCCAGGCGACCAGCTCGAGGGCCTTGTTGATGGTGCCGGTCTTGATCGCCGACCAGTGCTTGATGATCAGCCCGACGAGGGTGAAGTTCAGGAACGCGTTGATCATCATGTTCTTGGCCCAGACGAGCTTGCCGACAACCCAGTCCCACGCGGCCAGCGTCCACTTTTTGACCTTGTCCCAGTTCGCGTAGATGAGCAGGGCCAGGCCAATGACGGCGGCGATGATCCAGCCGATGGGGCCCATGGCGATCAGCCACTGCGCGGCCATGACCGCGGCCCACGCGACGGCCCGCGCGGCCATCAGCAGGAACTGGCCGGCGGCCGTGATCCCGGCCCAGACGACCCGGGCCACCCACGTGCCGATGGCGACCAGCGCCGACCCAGTCCACGCCGCCGCGGTGGTCAGAGCGGAGGCCACGGCCGAGGCGGCGATGCGTAGGTAGGCCATGATGCCGATGCCCATCATCCGCAGCCACGTGCCGATGACGCCCCACCCGGACCAGGAGATGACCGCGTTGGCGCCGGCCACCACGGACGCGATCGCCGAGTACGTCATCATCGCGCCCTTGACGATGAGCACGGTGGCGGCCAGGCCCATCAGCGTGTACGCGAGCGGCTCGAACACGGCCTGGTTGTTCATGGCGAACTGGATGAACGTCCCGGAGACGGCGGCCAGTTTCACGACGGCCTGCCGCTTGAAGGACTCCAGCGCCGAGGCGGGAGAGGAGCCGACGGTCTTGGCCATCTTGTCGGCGGCGCCACCCACTTGCCCCAGCGCGCTCACGGCCGCCGATGGGTCAAGGGCGTAGAGCGCGGTGCCCAAGTCCTCGGCCTGGGTGCCGAAGAGCTGGACAGCTGCCTGGGAGCGCTTCACCGGGTCGGGGATTGCGCGCAGCTTGTCGAGGGTGAGGTCCAGGGCGTCGGTTGCCGACTTGCCGCCCTTGCCGATCCTTGTGGCCATGTCGGCGGCGTCCAGGCCGATCGCCTGGAAGCCGGCGGCAGTGCTCTTGCTGCCGTCGACGGCGCGGATGCTGAATTCCTTGACCGCGTCCGCGACGAGGTCGGCGTCCCGGGCGCCAGCCTTCAGGCCCTGCGAGAGCAGGCCGAAGGCCATCTGCCCGTCCAGGCCGAACTTCTTCCACTGGACGCCGTATTCGTTGACGGTGTCCAGCAAGTCGTCGGCCTTGTTGGCGCCGGTCTGGAAGCCGCGGGTGAGGATGTCGAACGCCTCGTCGGCGTTCTTCGCCAGCCCGGTCTTCAGCATCTGCCCGACCGCGGCGGTGGTCGGGCCGACCTCCTGATCGAACGTCTCAGCCAGGGCCAACGCCTTGGTGGTGACGCCCTCCAGCCCGCCCTTGGCCTTCGAGACGTCGCCGATGTTCTGGTAGACGCCCCGGATGGCCTCGTTCACCTGCTCGGTTGACTCGCCCCACGCGTTGGCGTACACGTCGGCGGACACCTTGGACAGCTTCGCTGCCTCGGCCGGGCCGATGCCCAGCTGCGCCTGCAGCTTCGCGTTCGCGGCTGACATGTCCATCGACGCGGCCACACCCACGCCGAGCGCGCCGGCAACGCCCGCGGCGATACCGGTGGCGGCCTGGTCGAACTTCTCCTTGACCTTGCCGAGGGTCTCCGAGACGCGTTCGCGGGCAACGAGGTTGAACACGAGCGAGGTATCGCTCATCACGCCCCCTGTGGTCAGGGGGCGGTCAACGCCCCGACTTCAGCTTCTCGTTGGCCTCACGCTGGGCTTCCTCGTAGGCGTCCAGCCAGTCCAGCAGCACGTCGGTCTCTTCGACGGTGCACGCGTCCCAGTCACGCGGGCGCATGTGCAGCAGGTGCGCGGCGTCGCCGAGCCGTCTCAACCGGCGATCGGCAGCTCGGCTTTTCCCTCTTCATCGGGGTCCTCGTAGGCCGCCGCGATCTCCTCGTCCAGCTTCTCCAGGACGGCCGCCAGCTGGTCGGCGGGCACCGAGTCGGCGACGTTCTCCCGCATGAGCTGCAGCTCGCCCTTGGAGTGCTCGAGGGTGAGCTCGTCCCAGGCGAAGTCGACGTCGTCGAACTTCAGCGTCGGGTGCTCCCGCTTCAGGTACAGGTACAGCAGCGCCCGCCGGCACTTGCTGTTGCCCTTCTGCACGTCGACTGTGAACTCGGAGAAATTCCGGCCGGTGTACCGCTCGAGCATCTCCCGCTCGGCAGACATCAGCTTCTTCGGGTTGTACCTCCACCTCTTCGGCTCTTCGCTGCCCTCGGGCGTGTAGACCAGATACATGGGTGTCCCCCCTTATCGGGCCCGGTTCGCGATGCGCCGGGCCATGTCTTCCATGGCCGCCTCGACGGCCTGCTTGTAGATCCCCTCGCGGCCCTGGAACGCCCGGTCGAACCACTCCAGCTTTCCGCGCTGCTCGACCCACACCTCGCGGTTGCCGTAGACAGGGTGGCGCCAGCCGCGGGCGCGGTTCGTGCGCTTGGGCGCATTGGGGAAGCCTCTGATGTTCTTGGTCTTGAAGGCCTTCACGCGAGCGCCGGACCATCGGCCGCCGAGCTTGACCTCGGGCCGGATCTTCCGGGCGATCGATGTGCGCAGGGCGGGCGTCGCCCCGTGCAGCGAGACCATGCCCATGATGGAGCTCTTGGCCTGCTCGGCGCCCGGGCGCAGGGCGTCACGCATGTTCGCGGCGAGCTCCTTGCGCAGCTGCTTGCCGTCCTCCTCGGCGCGGATCGCCCGCACCAGGGCGGCCAGGCCCTGGTGGGTCTCCACGCCGAGCGAGAACGGCGGCCCGCCACTGGCCATCAGGTTGTCGCCCTCGTCACGGCACCCGAGGTGGGGAAGCCCAGCGACACCGTGGCCTCGTCGCCGACCGACCCGGTGATCGGGTTCCAGCCGTTGATGAGGATGTTCCCGGTGTACTTCGGGTTGCTGGTGCCGACCGCGGCCTGGTCGGCGCGCACCTCGAACGGCACGACCGTGCCCAGCAGCGGCCACATGATGGCGTCCAGTTGGGAGGCGGCGAAGTCCTGCAGGAACTCACACGACAGCTCAGCGCTCTTGAGACCGCCGAGGACTTCCTTCCAGCCGAGGCTGGCGTAGTTCGTGACGTCCTTCTCCTCGACCTCGACGGTGAGCTCCGCCTTCTTGGTGAAGGTGTTCAGGACGTTGGAGTTGATCGACAGGTACTGGGCGAGCAGAACCATCTTCGGCACGGCTGGCCTCCCTTTCAGGCATGACGAGATGCCCGAACCCTGGAGCGGGCCGGGCCGGTGATGGGGTGATCAGCCGATGCCGAGAGCAGCGGCGAACAGGAACGACGGCGTAGTGCCGCTGATCGTCCACGCCACGCGCCACCACGGATCCGTGATGGCGGTGCCTGCGGTGCGCAGGATCTGCCCGCCCACCGCGGTCGCCGCAGTGAACGTCAGTCGGGTCGTGGGGCTGGCGAACGTGTTGTCGACGGAGGACTCCACGCGCGCGGTGATGGTCGGCGTCGCAGTGCCGGCCACGGACAGGACGTGCAGCGCAGCGTACATGCGCTTGTTGGCCGCCACGGCGCCGATGTTAAGGCCGGTGCCCGTGCCGGAGGCGGTGCGGGCGGTGCCGGGCGGGTGGGCGAACTGGCCGCGCACCAGCGGCCACGACGACTTGGCCGTGCCGGTCCAGGGGGCGATCTCACCGACCGCGTCGAACAGCTTGTAGTCCGAGCGCATGGCCTGCATGAAGTACGCCAGATCGCCCACGGCCGCGGCGTTGTTCGCACTGACGGACCAGGGCCCTGTGCCGCCGAGCTGCGCCCAGGACGCGTCATCGACCTTCGTGGAGTCCAGCGCTTCCCACTGGCCCTCGCCGGAGAGCTCCGCCGAGGCGACACCGCCCATGACCTCCTTCCAGCCGCCCGAGCCGTAGTTCGTGCCGTCCTTGGACTCCACCTCGGACGTCAGCTCGATCTTGTTGGAGTTGCTGGTCAAGTCGACGCCGACCGCGAAGCACCTGACGTTGGTCAGGACGGTCTTACTCATCGTCGGCTCCCTTCGGGCGGCTCTTACGGCCGCGCGAGGCCGGCTTGTCGACGACTTCCTCGGCGACGCCCGAGGCGACCAGGTGCGCGCCCTGCGCCGTCGGCACGTCGACCTCGTCGCCCTCGGCCGGCCACGGCTCGCCGTTGAGCTGGGCGCCCTCGGGCATGCCCTGCGTGATGCGGATGCGCATCATGTCCTCCCGTCTCCGATGACGCGGACGGCGAGCTCGGCGCCGACGTAGCTGGCGCCCGCGTGCTCGTACCAGCGGTAGCCCTGCACGCGCTGCAGGTGGATGTCGTCAGCCAGGCCCCCGAGGGCCAGCTGGCCGGGGGCGCCCCGGGCCGTCTCGAACGCGGCCTTGAGCGAGGCCGCCCCCGCGCCGGACAGCATTCCGTCAAGGATGCGCTGAGCGGACCGGTCGTCGGCTCGGCCCGCCAGCACACGGCAGGTGATGAGCAGTTCGTCGGTACCGCGGCCCATGGTCTGGTCGTAGTTGACGTCGACCTCGCCGACGAAGAAACAGGGTGCGACGACCGAGTCCGGCACGTAGCCGGTGCACGTCAGCTTGCCGATGCCATCGGGCAGGACGATGACGCGCACCGCGTCCGCGATGGCGTCGCGAATGGCGGAGATCTGCACCGTCGCCCCCTTATCCGAACCCGGGCAGGATGAGCGGCTCGATCAGGTTCCACACATCCGGATCCCGGCGGGACAGGTTGCGCACGCCCCACTCGGCCGAGCCGATGATGCCCTCTGGGCTGTCCTTGCGCTTGTACAGGCGCGATGCCTGGAGCAGGGCGGCCTCGGTGATGTCATCCGGGACGGCGGGCCAGCCGAACCGGGCCGTGACCCGGACGCGCGCCGTGTAGGTGCCCCAGGTGCCGTGGACGCGCAGCAGGCCTGTGATCGGCCGGCCGTCGGCCAACGCGTTGTCTGGCTGCGTCTCGTAGCCGGTGACGGCCGTCCAGGAGGTCCCGGAGCCGGTCTCGACGACCAGGCCCGTGACGCTGCCGACGTCGTCGACGAGCAGCAGCTCGCCGTCGTCCTCGCACACCGTGCGCCCGCTCAGGCGATACGTGCGCTGGACGACCGCGGCGTCCAGCCAGAAGCGGCGCCCGCACGTTTTGTCGATGCTGCGGGAGGCGGACGCCAGCGCGCTGTTGAGCAGCGTGTCGCGGCTGGTGTCGTCCGCCTCGATGCCGAGCTTCTCCTTGAGCGCGGCCAGCGTGCCGTACTCGTTGGCCACCGCGCATCACTCAGCGGGAGGCGCGGCCGGCGCTTCAGCCGAGGCAGGCTCAGCCGGAGGCGCGGTCGTGGTCTTCTTCGCAGCCGTCTTCTTCGCGGTGCGCTTCACCGGGTCCTTGCCCTGGTCAGCGGTCTGCTGGGGCGCCTGCGTGCGCCCCTGCGGGCCGTTGTCCTCAGCGCTCTCGTCCTTCTGCAGGCGTGCCAGTTCCTTGTCGACCTGGGCGACGCGGTCGTCCAGACCGCGGCTCACGTAGCCGGCGCGCTCGCGCTTGAGTGCGGCGATCTGATGATCGGGAGTGGTCATGGTCTTCTCCTCAGAAGATCCAGATGTCGGCGGTGTTCGTGACGTTGGTGTTGGCCGAGTACGTGATCCGCAGGTACCGCCAGGGCTGACCCGGGCGCAGGATCTTGTACACGGTGGTGGCCGTCGTGATGGCGAAAGTGGCAACACTGCCGGTGTCCGGGGTCGCCGAGTCCGCATACGAGACGGCGAACCAGTTCGTGCCGTCCGCCGAGCCCTCGATCGCGTAGGTACACGTCGGGGTGGCCCCGACCGTCGTGGTGATCCGCAGCAGCGCGGACCGTTCGACCGCAGCGCCCCGGTCGACGACATTCGTCGAGGTGCCATTGCCGGTCTGGGTGGCTGACAGACTGGCCGAGTTCGGCAGCTGCTCGCCGCCCAGCGCTTGGATGGTCGACATGCCTCGTTCCTTCCGGTCGTGAGGCGGCGGCGCCCGGGCGGCTGGTGTGCCAGCCGGGCGCCGTCGGATCGGTCAGAACGTCGGGGCGATCATGCCCGTGCCGGACACCTTGCCCATGCCGTTCGCGTAGCGGCCGAAGGTGTACGCAAAGTAGCTGTAGGCGACCAGCAGCACTCCGAGAGATGCGGCGGCGGGCTGCTCCGCGCGGATGAACAGCGGCGCGTTCGGGTCCTCCCACAGGTGGCACTCGGAGGCCGGGACGACGTACAGCTCATCCTCGGTACCGGCGCCGAGCGTGGTGCCGATGTTGTTGTCGACGATGACCTGCAGACCGCACGGCAGGACGCCGCGCGGGCCGGAGGCGTAGGAGCTGGACGGGTCCGCGACGCCGCCGGCCTGGGTCGGGATCCCGGACCAGTTGATCAGCGGCCAGGTGGACGACATCTGGCTCGACAGCCAGTACCAGCGCCGCGAGTGCATCACGGCGTGCGTCGGGGCACCCATCGCCAGCAGGGCCGCCTCGACGCCCGCGGCCGCGCCCAAGACCTTCGGGTACAGCTCGGCGCCGGTCGGGGTGGCGTCGGTGTAGGTGGTGGCCGTCGCGACGTTGGTCAGACCGTTGGTGGCCTGGTTGATCAGCGTGCTGTCGATCGTGGTCGCGACCCGGTTGAACAGGTCCTGCATCGTGACGTCCTCGATGCCGGATCCCCGGTCGATGGCCTGACGGGACACGGTCTGCTGTCCGGCCGCGGTCTGCACGTTCACCGTGAGCAGGGTGTCGTCCATGTTCGTCTCGGACACCGCCGAGTTCTCCGACGCCTGCACCGCCGCGCTGGACGCGGTGGTGATGCGGGAGATGTTCACGGACATGCCCGACTCGGGCAGCGGGTGGCGGTTGCAGATGTCCGCGAACGGGCGCAGGGCGGCCGTGGCCGGGGCGTACAGCTCGGTCAGGTACTGCGGCACCGTCAGGCCCGCGAACGCGCCGGTGCCGACCGCACGCTGCAGGTACTCGGCCCGCTCGACGCGCTCCTCCTGCATGTGCTGGGAAAGGCGGTGCGAGGCCTCGACGTCCTGGAACAGGAACTGCCGGGAGACGTCCATCAGGAAGCCCTTGCCGTAAGGGTCCTTGTCCTTGCGGTAGGTGCGCTCCTCCTGACCGACGCGGGCGACCTGGTCGTAGGAGGGCTTGCGGGTCTGGGTCTCGCGGACCTCGCGCTGCTTTGCCTCCCGCTCCTGCTCCTCGACCTTGAGCTTGTTCGTGGTGGCGAGCTTGTTCTCGATGCCGGTGATGTCGGTGCGGGCCTGGTCGCGTGCCGCGAACAGCTCGGCGACGCGCTCGTCTTCCTCCTTGCTGAGGTTGGAGCGGCCGTCCTGCTGCGCCTTGTCCAGGATCAGCTGGACCTCGGCGCCGCACTTCTTCAGCCGCTTCTGGGCGGCCTCGAGCTCGACCTCGATGCTCGCGATGAGGTCGTCGATGGTTCCGGGCATGGGTGTGTTCCCTCCGTACAGATGGATCAAGGTGGGTGCAGCAACAGCGGGGCCACGGCCCACCCGGGACATCTGCCGGGCGGCACAGGGCTGCGCGTCCGGGCATCTGCCGGACAGCGCGCTGTGTCTGGTGTGCTCAGTCCTCGTCGGCCTCGACGAGCAGCTGAGTGCGGAGCATGGAAATCGACCGCCCGCTGGCGGCCGGGGCCGCCTCGCGCTTCGGCGCCGGCATCTGCGGCACGGGCACGGGGACGGTGGTCAGGTCGGAGCGCTGGGCAAGCCGCGAGTACGCCTCACGGGCCACCAGCGCGGGCAGGTTGGGGATCAGGTCCAGGAACTCCCCGGAGCGGGCAGCAATGGAGGTGTGCGGGTTGGCGCCGTAGGTGACGGGGCCGACGTCGCCGCGCTCGAGGTCGAATGAGTTGATGCGGTACTCCATGTAGTCCGGGGACCACTGGCCTGAGGTGATGCGGAACATGAACGACTGCTCGCGCACGTCCTCGTCCTCGATGGCCTGGACGAGCAGCTGCACGTCCGACCGCTTGGGGTTCAGCCACGCGCGCTGGCCGAGGCCGTGGTCGTCCGCCCACAGCGTCAGCCGGTTGTTGCGCGTCGAGGCCATCGGCGTTCCCGCGTGGTTGAAGCGGAACACCACTTCGGGGTCGGTGGCCAGCGTGGCGTCTGCCGCCCCCTTGGAGACGATCTCCGTGTAGGGCCCGAACATGTCCCACATCTCGTAGCCCTGCTCGAACGCCGAGGCGTAGCCCTCGACCTCGTACCAGTCCATGCCGTCGTCGCGCGTGACCTTCTTCGCGCGCAGCTGCGAGCTGAACCGGATTTCCGGGCTTTCGGGCCGGTCGCGGGGAATGGCCATTGAGGTTGAGCCCGCCGCGCCGGCGCGGGCCTGGGCAGCCTGCTGCCGCAGGGTCGCCATGTCGGTCATCAGGAGGTTCCTCCTTGCGGGATCGCGGTGGTGGGCTGCGCCTGGACGCCCTTGCCGAAGAGCCGGTCGAACTCCGCCATCTGCGCCTCGGTGAACGGCGCCTGGTCGTACAGGGCGCGCGCCTCGGACGGCGCCAGGGTCCGCGAGTCGATGCGCGTCTTGATGACACTGGCCTGGGTCTGCGGGTCCATCCGCAGCAGCGCGGCCGCGTTCAGCTTCACGAACCGGGGCCGGGACGACAGGCGGCTCAGTGCGTCCTCGCGCCGCTTCACCGCGGGGCCCAACGACATGACGAGGAACTGCAAGTTCCTTTGCGTCATGTTGGCGTAGGTCACGGAGCTGCCGGACACGGCCGCATCGATGAGGTCGCTAGGGCAGTCGAAGAACCGGGCGATGTCGCCGATGCCGAAAGACTTCGCGGCGATCCAGTCGGCGCCCGCCTGCTCGGCCTGGATCATGTCGTAGTCCCAGTCATTGCCGGTGACGAACAGATCCCGATTCATCACGGCCGCCTTAAAGCGCTGCTTCGCCCCGTCGGCCTGCTCCGGGGTCAACTGCTTCGCCGTGTTCTTCAGATGCGCGGAAGGGATGGCGCCGTTGCGGAACCAGTCCATGGCGAACTGCTGGATCGACAGGTACTCGCTGATCGACCAGGCCGCATACGCCACCGGGGACAGGCCGACCGGGAGACCTGCCACGGTGTACTGCTTCTCGTGCCACACCTCGTTCGGCTCGTAGTCGGTGCCCGCAATCCGGTACTTCTTCTTGCCCTTGCGCATCCGCACCGTGACATCGCCGATCGGCACCAACTCAATACGGGCCGGAAGCCCGAGACCGTCCTTAGCGGTGATCAGCCCCACCGTATTCCCGGCCCGGTCAAGGTCGAACTGGCTGGAGTACATCCACTCGGGCATCTCGACCTCATCGCCGCCTGGGGTGACGAGGACGGCAGGCTTGGGCACCTCCACCTGGATCCCGTCCACCTTGCGGTACAGGTCCACCGGCATCGTCGAGATGAGGTTCGCCCGCAGCCGCAGGCACGCCCACACCGCCGAGTGCCTCAGCGCCGTCTCGTTCGTTACGACCGCGGCCCCGCCGCCCGTGCTGGGCCGCGGGGGGATCAACTGGTCGGCGGTCTGCCCTGGGTAGTCGCGCCGTCGGAACAGACTCACGTCTCACCGCCCTTCCGGCCCGGGCTTGCGGCCAGCCAGGATCCGGCGAGGACCACAACGCCGCTCACGGCGAGCGCCGCCCACCCCAGCCACCGGTACACGCCGGCGCCCGCTCCGCCTGCGACGAGCAGCAGGCCGGCGGCGTCGAGCGCGGTCGTCATCCGCTCGCGCACTACGCCCCCTCCTTCAGTAGATCGAGTCGAGTGGGTCGTAGTCCTCGAGCACGTGCGGGCCCCGGATGAGCAGCGCCCATCGGGCGAACGTCGCCGCGCACAGCGGGCTGATGTCCACCAGCGAGCTGGTGCGGTCCAGAGTCCACGCGTCACCGTTGCGGCGCGTGCGCGCGCCGTTCACAGCGGCCGTGAGCGGCGTCTGGTCAAGGTGCTGCACGGTGCCCTGGTTCATGGCGTCGGCCATCTGCCCGCACGCCTCGGTGATGTCCCCGGACCGCATCACGGCCAGGTCCCCGCGCATCGGGTGCTCTTTGTCCTCGGGCACGTCGATGCCTGCCGCAATCAGGTCGTCGATCAGCGACCCGGCCGGAGCGCCAGCGGACGCAACCGCGACGGCAACCGGCTTCCACAGAGCGTGGAGCCGCGCCACGGCGGGCACCACCCAGTCCGTACCAGGACGGTGGGCGACGACCTCCAGGTGCACCTTGCCGTCCGGCCGCAGCGAGGCCGCGGCGATCGCCGCTCGCTTCCGGTCCTGCGAAACATCCAGGGCAAGGGCGACGCTGGACGGCTGCGGCCGGCTGGTCTTGTCGACAAGCCCGGGCCATGCCGCCTTCGGCACGTTCGGGTCGCTCGGCGGCGTGGGCTTCCGGGTGCGGTTGAGGTACGCCCGGTCGAACTCGGCCGGATCCATCTTCTCCAGCTCGGCCGCGATGATCGCCTCAGTCACCGTGTGCCCCAACGCGGGCAGCGTGGCCCGCCACGTCGCCGGGTCCGCCCGGTCCATGTCCTCCGGGGCGTACCACTCGAAGTACGCCGCGCGCGGCCGGGCCGCCGCAGCGTCCTGGGCGAGCGCCTCCCACAGAGCCTCGATCAGGGCACGGCCCATCTCCCGCTTCTTGTTCAGCCAGACCGACTTCGTGGTGCCGCCGGCCGACGCCCACCACAGCTGAGCCATGGCCCGGGTCAGCATGGCCGGGGAGAACGCCTGCTCCAGGCGGTCGTCCTCGTGCGCGAACGCCTCGTCGATGAACCCGAGGTCGAGCGGCGGGCCGTGGCCGGCCTTCTCTGTGTTCGCGGTGATGCCCATCCGCGATCGGGTCGACGGCCACAGGATCGCCTCGTTGCCGTTCGACTTCCGGATGCGCGCCCGCTTCGCGAGATCCGAGCCGGAGATCTTCTCCCAGAACTCGTCTTCCCACCGCTGCCGGGCCATGCCCCGGGTCTGCGCCGCGTAGACGATGTTCTGCCGCGGCCACGCCAGCGCACGGTGCACCTGGGCGCCCAGGCACAGTTCAGTCTTGCCCTGCTGCCGGGACACCGACAGGCCGACCTCGCGGTGCGCGAACAGCCCGGTCTCTGGGTCGATCTCCAGGGCGACGTCGGACACGTACTTCTGCCACGGCATCGGCGGGGCGCCGAGCTTGGCCATGACCTTCCACAGCTTCGGCCCGAGCGACGGCCGGTCAGGATGCCGCGGCGTCCCCCACCGGGGAGGGCAGGTCAGGCCGTACCGCTCGAACAGATCCTCGGCAAACTCAGTCGGGGGAGCCCAGGTCTCCGAGGTCGTCGTCATCGTCAGCGGCCCGCCCCTCCAGCAGCTGGGCGAGCGTCTGCCGGAGCTCGCGGTTCAACTGGGGCAGGGTCCGCCCGTCGTCACCGCCGGCCACGGCCTCCCCGCAGGTCTGGCACTCACCGGTCGCCGCGGTGTCGATGGACCGGGCCAGCGTGTAGGCCATCTCAGACAGGGACGGCTCGACGCCGACCAGGTCGCCGAGCTGCTCGACGTCACTGCGCACGGCTTCCTCGACGGGGCCCATGACGCCCCCTTCCATGATCATCCGGCGTCATTGGCCCGGGGGGAGAAAAATAAAAGCTGGGCGCGGGGTTGAGAAGACGATCTTCCCTAAAAAATCTTGGAAGATTCCAGCCGAATCGATCTGATCATTTCGATTTGATCAATCGATCAGGCCTCTGACCTGCTCGTTCATGCAAGAGACCAGGCTCCATCATCGTCCAGCGCCATCCTGCCTCCGCATCGGCCGCACCGGGCGACGGGCTGCGGGTCGCCCCAGGTCGTCACGTCGACCGGCTCGTGCGTCATGCAGGTACCGGCTCGCCGTAGAGCGATGGTGAGCGCGGCGGCGCTCCCCGGCTCCGGCTGGATGCCGAGCAGGTCGTGTTCCAACACTGCGATCCGCGTTGGGTTGGCCCGTGGTGTAGGGGTGGGCGTCGGACGATGCCAGAGCTTCATGGCGCCAGGATCCCAGCCCTACGGTCCGGCGAACCAGTCCACTGAGGTGACCAGCTGCACCACGTCAGCCAGCGGTCGGTCACCCTTCTCGCTGTTGCACTTGCGGAGGCAGACGGGACAGCCGACCACGCCGTGGATGGGCGCGAGGTTGTCGGGGTCGCGGCGGGCTCCGCCCTTGCTGACCGGGATGACGTGGTCGACGGCGTCGGATGCGCCGTGGCCGCAGACGATGCACACGTCGGACGCGGCGAGGGTGCGAGCACGCATCTGCCGGTACTCGTAGCTGGTGAGCTCGTCGCGATCGGTGGCCACGCTCACCCCCAGGACATGTGGAGGCCCGACCGCTCACGAGTGCGGCCGGGCCGACGGGTGCAGCTGGTCAGACCTTGCAGAACCCCAGGCCCTTCAGGGCTTCGTTGATCTGCTTGCCTTGGGCTTCGGTGGTGGTGACGTCCTTGTAGGTGAAGCGCTGCGAGGCAGCCCAGTCGGCCTTATCGCTGTCGAGTGCGCTGCACTGGTTGCGGGCGGCGTCGATGGCCTTGTCCTCGTACTTCACGATGTCGGGGTTGGCTGCGGCGAGTGCTCGGAGAAGTTCGGCGCGGTCGGCGGCGTTGGGCTTGGGTGGGATGCCGGCGGCCTTCTCGGCGTCGCTGTTGTCGGTGGACTTGGTGGCAGCGGGCGCGCTGCTCTTGGTGGCGTCGGCCTTGGTATCGCTGCTGTCGTCGCTGCTGCAGCCGACGAGGGTGACGGCGAGCGCGGCTGTGATGGCGGCGATGGTGATGCGGGTGCGCATGTTCCCCCCTGGGACGCTGTTGCTGAGGGGCCATCATGCAACAACGCGGGCACGACGAAGCCCCGGCCGGGGGGATGTGGCCGGGGCTTCGTCGTGCGTCTGTGGGTGCCGGTTGAGGGCACAGTTGTACACCGGGATCGTCACACAGTGTCTGACCTGCGGTCAAGCGGCTGCGCGTTCGGCACGCTTGGCGGCGATGGCGGCGACGTCCTGCACGGCGTACCAGGGGTATCGCTCGGTGCCTCCGGTGCGTTGGAGCTGGCCGCGGTAGACGAGGTTGCGGAGGGCTCCGGGCGTGACGCCGAGGGCGCGCTGGGTGTCGCGGGCGGTGAGGTAGCCGACGGGTGCGAGCGGGTCGTCCATGACCCCATGATGCGTCAGCGCGTACCGGCCTCGTGGGTGCGTCGCCAGGCATTGTGCATGCGCCGGCCGAGGCGCAGCCGAAGCTTGCGGCCGCGACAGCGTGGGCACGTTCTCGGCTTCCCGAACCACAGGATCTCGCCCGCACCCTGGCATCGTCGGCACAGCCCGAACGGCCGCACCGCACACAACACTGAGTAACCGCCAAGCCAGAGCAGCACGCCAGCCATAGCAACCCACATGGGTGTCTCTCCCCTTCGAATCCTGGGTGTTTCCCGTTTCCGGGGCCCCTGCTGCTAGACGCTAGGTAACAGGTCAGGGGCGCGTTTTGCTGCTAGCGGGGGTGCTAGGCCTAGCAGGGCGGGGTGCTAGGCCTAGCACCCGTGCGTGGACTACGCCGCGACCCGATCCGCGTTACGCCGGGTGATTGCGGCGAGGACGTCGGTCCGCTTGATGCCGCGCTTCGTGGTGCCCTTGCCGTCCTCCCCGGCGGCCCACACGTCCGCCGTGTTGACGCCCCACGGCTTCAGGGCCGGGGCGACGCTGGCGGTGGTCCACTCGCCGTACACGTCCGGCCAGGACTCGGCGAGGCGGGCGGCGATCCGCTCGCACCACAGCTGTTCCTCGTCGGAGCGGAACACCTTCGCGACGTCGCCGAGGACGTCCATGCCGCGACTGGCGGACGGGCCCTGCCCGATCGCGTGTCCGGTCACGTTGCCGTATGCCTCGCGGGCCTCGCGGGCGCGGGCGACGACGCCTTCGGCGGCCGGCCCGTCGACGAACGCCGAGGCGGCGATGAGCGGGTCGTCCCCTTCGCCGGACATCCAGCAGATGCCTCGGTCGGAGCGGGAGAACATCGTCGCTCGAACGCCGGACTTGTAGGCGCCGGTGCCCAACACCATGTCGTTGGCGGTGTGGCCCATCACCTTCAGGCAGAACCGCAGGACGGCGTTGGCGGAGATGCCGGGCGGGAGGCTCTTGGCGTCCGGCCGCTGGGTGGCGAACATGCCGACGATGCCCAGCGCGGGGCCACGCTTGGCGATGTCCGTGCAGATCGACTCCAGCTCGGCACCGTACTTCTCGTGCTCGAACATCACCTGGCACTCGTCGAACCCGACGACGATCGGGTGCAGGCCGAGGCTCTTGTCGCTGGCCAGGGCCGGGGTCACCTTGGACTCGGGGCAGCGGGACTTGGGCAGCTGGCGGATCACCTTCGCGCGGCGGCGCAGTTCCTCCTTCAGTTCCCGCAAGGCGTGCAGGACGTACAGGACGTCCTCGTCGTCCTCGCCGGACCGGTAGCGGTGGCAGACCGGTTCGAGGGGGCCGAGGTCGCCGGTGCCCTTGAAGTCGAACGCGAGGATCCACGCGCGCGGGTCGAGGGCGGCGATCAGCAGCAGGAGGCGCAGCAGGAACGTCTTGCCCATGCGGGGGATGGAGCCGACGACCACGGAGGCGAACATGAGGGTGACGAACAGGTCCCGCATCCGCTGGTCGTTTCCGAACACGACCGGCTTGAACAGGTCGACTTCGCCCTCGCGCAGGAGCGGCCACGGGGGCTTGGTGGTCTCGTTCATGGGCTTGTCGCCCACCCACAGGATCAGGCGGCCCTCGTGCTCCTCGGGGTCTCCGGACGGCCACACGCAGCCGAGCTTGCGGCGCAGGCCGGAGGCGAGGGCCTGCCGCTCTTCCATGACGTCCTCGGGCACGACGCCGTAGGGCAGGTCGAGGTCGGTGCGGTAGCCGGGCCCGTCGCGGGTGATTTCGCTGGTGAAACGCATGCCGTTCATGTCGCCGCCCTTTTTGATGGCGGCCGTGATCTTCGCGTTGCCGATGGAGTCGAGGGCGCGCAGCACGATCGTGCCGGTGAGCTTCTGCAGCTCGGTGCGCATCACGGCCGGGCCGATGACGGGGGCGTCGGGCTGCTGGCCGAAGTAGCCGAGGGTGAGCACGCCGCCGGCCGCGAAGGCGTACAGGAACTCGGGGGCCATGACGTACAGCCACAGGGCGAAGCCGAGGCCGAACACGCAGCCCACGACGGTGACCAGGCCGCGCAGGCGGACGCGTCCGGCGCGCAGGCGGGCGAGGCGCATGTATTCCTCGACGTCCTCGGTGCGCACGGCGTAGTCGCGGAGCGGTGCGGCCTCGCGGTCCCACACCCAGCGGTTCGTGTCGGCGACCAGGCGGGCGGTGCCGCGCGGTGCCATGAGGCCGAGTTGGACGGCGTACCAGGGGGAGCGCAGGCCGTGGTAGGCGGTGGCGTACCAGGCGTGGCCTGCGGCGCGCCCGACGGTGGCGAGCAGGTCGCGGCGGGATCGCAGCCACGGGGCGATGATCGGGCGCCGCTTTTCCGTCGTCACGCCAGGGTCGGGGAGCTTGGGGTTGTCGACGGGGATGGGCGCGGGAGGCGCGGCGTCCTGCGGTTCGGGGACAGGGGGCACGGGTGTGCTCGTGGCCTCGACGTTGGCGGGGGCCAGGGTGTCCGTCATGCTGTGATCTCCGGTCGTTCTGATGGGCGGTCCGGGGCCCGGGGACGGCCGGATCTTGGCGGTGAGGGCCGTCCCCGGGGCGTTGCTACTTGCTCTTGGCGGCGCGCTTGCGGGCGCGTTCGTAGATGCGCTCGACGGCGCGGTCGATGTCGGGCTGGGTCTCGATGCCGGCGGCGGCGCGGCGCAGGCCCTTGAGTTCCAGGCGGACGATCGCCGCCTTCTCCCCGAACGTCAGCTTGGGTTCCTTGGCCATGGTCAGCGGCCTTTCTGCAGGTCGCGCCAGATGGCGCGGAGGACGAGGGCGAGGATTGCGACGGAGATCCCGCCGATGGCGATGGCGATCGAGGCGAACGCGATGCCGACGCCGCCCACGCACACGGCGCAGGCGATGGCGAGCCATTCGCCGGTGCTGCGGCCGGGCTTGTGCTGGTGCTGACAGGGGTCCTGCTGGGGCCTCTGTTGCTGCATCTGGGCTGCCTTGGCCAGTTCGACGGCGGCGAGCGCGATCTGTACGGCGGCCGTGTTCACGGCGGCCTCTTTGGCGGCGGCCTCGGCCTTCTCCAGGGCGTCGCTCACCGCGCCCACCTCCGGGTCAGGTGGGGGCGGGCGGCGAGGCCGAGGCCGAACGCGAAGACGAGCGGCTTCGATACGAGTGCCGCGGCAACGGTGAGGACGGCGGCGAGGAGGGGCGGGAAGAGCAGCAGCAGCCCAAGCAGGACACCGAGCAGGATCCAGCGCATCACGCGTACCCGCCTTCCATAGGGGTGTTGCTGGGTGTTGCCGTGGACCCGGGCTCGGACTTCTTCGCGGCCCGCGACAGGGCCGTGCGGATGTGGTTTTCGGGGACGACCAGGCGCCGCGTGCGCTCCAGATGGGCGGCGATATCGCGGGCTGATGCGTCCTCGCCGAGGGCTGTTGCGGCCTCCTCGATCGCGCCCTGAAGGTTCACCGCGGGAAGCGCGTTGACCTGCTCCGCAACAGCCGCATCAGGGCGGGTCACTTCGTACTCCGGAGGCCGCTGGCCAAGGACCAGGGCGACCGCCACGGGGTCGACGGGGACGCCGTAGGTGCCGAGTAGTTGCGCAAGCTCGGCGGGCGGCGCATCAGGTCGCGCATCGTGCGCGAGGCGGATCGCGTCGGCCGGGTCCATGTCGGCGAACCGGGCGCGCAGCACCTCCGTGGCGGAGGCCGGCCGAGGGGGTGTGGTCGGCTGCGCCGTGGTGGCTGCGGGTGCCGCGCCGTACATGGTGGCGAGGGCCGCATCGGCGCCCTCGCGGACGCGGACGCGCTGCACGTCGACCAGGCCGGCGCCGAGCTCGGTGTCGCCCACGCCCACGTACCGGGCGAGGCGCCAGTACCGGCGCACGGCCCACTTGCGGCGGCGCTCGCCCGGGTGCCCGTCGGCGACGGCCCGGTTGAACGCCAACTGTCGGGCGACGTCCGCGTTGCGGCGCACCACGTCTGCGTCAACGCCGGTGCGGTACACCACGATGCTGCGCGCGATCAGGCCCAACCCTTCGGCCGCACCGGACATGGCGAGCGGGGTGACCGCGTAGACGGCGGCCTCGCGGGCGTCGTTGGCGATCGTCAGGCCGATGCAGCTTGCGGACATGGGGGCGAGCCACATGCCGCCCCGCACTACGGCGGGCGAGGACTGCCCGAGCATGGTCCGCCCCAGCATGATGAGGGCAAGGATCAGGGTCAGGCCCTCCCCGGCGGCGACGACGCCGGCTGCGGTGGCTTGCCGGTGGAACTCGGAGACGGCGTTGGTGTAGGTGCCCCAGGCGCCGACGGCGCCGACGGCGACCATGACGACGGCGGCCGTGCCGAGCACCCAGGCTTGTCCCTTGGTGAGGTCGCGAGTGGTCACTGGCGCTCATCTCCGTGGCGGTTCTCCGCATGGCTGAGCTGGGACCGCTCGGTGCGGGGCGCATCGGTCAGCCACGGGAAGGGGCGGATGCTGTCGGCGGCCTTGAAAACGCGGATGGCGGCGCCGTCCGGGGCATCTGGGAGGGCGTAGACGCGGCCGCCGTCGAGGGATGCGAGCAGGCGGGCGCCGTGGTGCTCGCAGCCGTTCGCGCCCGCGTTGGCGGCGTCCAGCACGGTGACCGCGGGGGGGCCGTCGCACGGGGTGGGGTCGCCGGGGTGGGCGGCGGGGCAGCGCTCGGCGTCCTGTCCCACGGCAGCGGCGGCGGCCTGGGAGGCGTCCGCGATGAGGTGGGCGTCGTCGCGGTGGTCCTGGGCGCGGCGGGCGGCGTTGCTCTCGTAGTCCTCGCGGCACAGGCGGTGCAGCTCGGCGAGGGTCGCCGAGGTTGCGGGCACAGACGGGCCCGCGGAATGATCGGTCATGCCGACTCCTGCTCTGATCAGGATGTTCGGTAGAGGGCCGGGCGGGGCGATCGCCGTGGGGTGCGCCAACACCCAACAGCTGCCGTCCGGTCCTCGCTGCTATTCGGTTGTGGGGGCGTCCGGGTCGGGCGCCTTCTTTCGTTGGTCCCGCTTCAGCGCCTGGTCGACGGCTTGCCAGCTGCGATCAAGCGCGCGGGCCACTTCGGCGACGGTGCCGAGTTCAGTGACACCGTCGCGTAGGGCTTGCGCCCGTCGGGAGGCGGCCTCGGATACGGCTTGGTTGAGCTGCGCCAACAGCTCTTCCTCGGCGTAGACCCGATCCCGCCAGGGCTTCGGTTTCATCCCCTCGACTCTATCCAATAGGGGTGTTGGACGCAAGCGGTTCATGCGGTTACCGGCTGGTAGTGCAGCAGCAGAAGCAGGTCCTGCTGCCCCTCGTACACGCAGCGGCAGGTCCGGCACACCAGCTTCGACTCCCCCGCCCGGTGCGTGATCTCCGCCCCGCACACGGTGCCCTGGTCATCGACGACGGCGATGCACTGGCCGACCACCTTGCGCCGGGGCACCGGATCCCCGACGATCGCCCGCGCCTGCTGCTCGAGGGCGCGCACCTCGCGCGCCATGTCGTCAACGGCCGCGTAGTGGGCGGCGATCCAGTCCAGTTCCATCGCCAGCCACCGGCAGTCAGCGTCCAAGCCGTCCTGGGGTGGCGCGCCGTGGCGCGGCCACCGCTCGCGCTGTACGTCCACTCTCCACAGGTGCATCACCTCGCCGGCGCGGGCCATGTTCACCGTGTCAAGGACGTCTTCGTCGATCGGGGACCGCGGGCCGGCCGCGCCCTTCGTCGAGACGATCTCGCCCCAGCCGGAGCGGCGCGGTACCAGGCACTGGGCGACCTCGGCGTACAGCACGGGCAGTTCGTCGAGGCGCTTGGCGAGCTCGGTGGTGTGGCGCCCGCACAGGTAGGCCGGTCCCGCCTCGGTGCCGCACAGGCCGCAGCTCATGCCGGCTTCCCGCCGCCCTGCGCCAGCTCGGCCGTCCAGTCGGCGATGTGCGCGTACTTCTCGTCGGTGGTGTGGCCGTCCCACTGGGCGCGAGGATCGGCGACGTCCACGCGCTCGATGTGCCGGAGCAGCTCGACGTCCCGGGGTGCGATGTGCCAGGACATCTGCCGTCCGGCGGCGTTGAGGTACAGCAGGTGCCAACCGTCCTCGTCGTCGATGTCGAGGGCCGGGGCGAGCACGGCGCTGTCCGCCATCGTGGCGAGCAGGGCGAGGAGCTGCGCGCGCTCGCGGTATGCGCCGTCGCGCTCGGCCGCGGTTTGCTCGGCTGCTTGCTCGGCGGCGCTCTCTCGGTCGATCGCGTCGTTCGCTCGCTTGTTCTCGTCGATGATGAGGTCCCGCATGCGCTCCTGCTCGGCGACCGCTGCGGCGCGTTCGGCCTCGGACCGGTTGGACGTGTCATGTGCCGAGCTGAGCAGCTCCTCGGCCTGCTCGGCACGGCTGCGCAGATGGTCGCGCGCGTTCTCGGACCGGGTCAGCTCGGCGCGCGCGGTGTCGGCCTCGCCGATCTCGGTCTCGACGTGCTGCCGGAGGAGAGCGCCCTCGTCGGGTGTCAGGACTCCGCGCCCGGCTCGCGAGAGCAGAACCAGGAGGCTGTCTCGGCGGGCGCTGCGCAGGGCCTCCTCGTCCACGGCCACCGCCGGGTAGTGCAGAGCGCAAGTCCCGTCGCCGTAGCCGATGCCAGCGCAGGTGCAACGCGGCTCGGGGATGGACTGGTCCCGCGTGCCACGCATCAGCCAGGCAGCGTCGGTGCTCTCAGGAGCGGTCGCGGGCGCCGCCTGCTGCTCGGCCCGGTCGATGAGGATCTGCACGTAGGTGCGCGCCTTGCACAGGTCCTCGACGCCGTTCTTCTTCCGCCACCGCAGCAGGTACTTGATCGCGTTTCCCTCGTAGAAGTCGAGGCCGAAGGCGTTGATGACGTCGAAGGGCTGCAGGCCGTCACCGCGATAGTGGTCGGGTGTCCAACCGGCAGGGCCGAAGGCGGTGGTCTTGTCGTTCATCAGAGCAGGGCTCCTGTCGGTACGTCGGTGATGGGCTGGGTGTCGTCGTCCTCGTCCGGCTCGTCGTCCCAGATCTCGAAGGCGAGTTGGGTGGGGCTGCGGACGGGTACGGCCAGCGGGTGCGTGGCTGCGACTGGTGTGCGGATGCGGCGGGGGCGAGGTGCCAGGAGGTTCTGTAGGCGCTTGCGGCAGACGGGTCCGAGGCGGAGCCGCTGGGACTCGTCGTCGCGCAGCTCGCGCCCGCACGCCATGCATGTCGGCGCCTCTCCGGTCGCTCCGTCCCCGCCCGTCACGCTGCTGCCTCGCTGTCGGTGCCGCGCCGGCGCCTACGCGGCGGGTGCTTCCGGTAGTTGCGGGCGCCGACCGCGCGGCACAGGTCGTCCCAGTGGCGGTCCTGCTCCTGCTCTGTCCACAAGCTGTGGGTGCCGTCGGAGCGTTCGGGCCGGACGGGGATGGCTTCCTGCAGGAGGCGCTCGAGGGGCGTCGTCATGCGAGGGTCACCTGGGCTTCCTCAATGCGGCGGGGGTGTACGTCGGCGCGGGCGCGGCCGTCGTCGTGGCAGGGGATACCGGGCTGGACCTGGCATTCGGGGCAGCAGGCGATGGTCTTGGCCCACAGGCTGATGCGGGAGTCGTGCGGCTTGGCGAGTACGCGGCCGTTGACGCGGACGATGCACGACTGGTGTGCGCGGGCACGGCAGTGCTCGTTCGGGCATGGGACGGATCGGGCGGGGTGTGCGCGGGCGCGGAAGGCGTGGCGGATGCTGGCGGGCATCGGGGCGCCCTGGTGGTGGCCCATCGGTCATGCCTCCCTCGCGCGCCGCTCGCGGCTGGCACGGGTGCACGCGTTCCGCCACGCGCCGCGGTATCGGTCGCGTTCCTTCGTCAGCGCGCGGATCTCGGCACCCAAGTTCGAGATCGCCTGAGCGGCGAGGGTGGGCCCCTTGACGAGCGTGATCACCTCGCGCGCAAGCGCCAGGTACTGGCGTCGCAGCGAGGAGGCCGCTCGCTCCCAGGATTCTTCGTCAACGATCCAGCCGTCCTTGTCGGCAAGCAGGGCCGCGACGCGCTCTTCGATGTCGGCATGCGGGTTGCGGTACTGGGTCATGCGCTCTTCCGTTCGCGATCGGTGGCGTACTGCTGGCATCCCTCGCAGAGGCCGGTGGCGCCGTAGGGCAGTTGGATGCCGCACTCGGGGTCTACGCACCGGGCGAGGGGCTCGCGGGCGCGGACCGCGGCGAGCGCCGCGTCGCGCGGCTTGGCCGCGTCTCCTGCACCCGTCGATGACTCGTCTTTGCCGGCCTCGCCCGCGCGCGGCTGTGGCTGAGGTTCAAGGCCAGCCAGAGTGTGGTCGGGGAGGGGGTCCCTACCGGAGGTAGGGCTGTACTGGTAGACCCCCGCCGCGGACGCTGTCCGGAACGCGTCCGTGGACGCTGTCCGTGGGCGTCCATGGACGCTGTCCGGAACCTCACTGGGGGGCTCGGAACCCCCGCCGCGGACGCTGTCCGGAACGCGTCCACGGACGCTGTCCGAGGGGTTTTCCACAGCGTCCATGGACGCTGTCCGGGTCACCTCGGCGATGCGCTCGGCCTTGTTCCTGGCGTGGGCCTTGCGCTGCCGGGTGTCCGTCATGTGATGAATGTGCTTCTCCCAGTCCAGGCCCTTGGACCCGATCGGGATCAGGAGCTGGTACATGGACGAGGCGTTCGGCCGGCGCCGACGCTCGAGGACACCGACGCCCATGAGGACCTTCACGGCGCGCGTGACGGTCTCCTGCGAGCACCCGGACAGGGTGGCGAGGGTGTCTCGGCCGGGGAAGGCGTTGCTGCCGTCGGCGTCCGCGTAGGTGGCGATCCACATGCCCACCGTCACGACGCGCGCCACTTCGGGGATGCGCCGGCCGACGCGCAGGACCTCGGCCCTAAGGGCGTTGGTCCACGCGTTGCGGACGGACTGCACGCGGTCGTCGGTGCTCAACTCGGCTCTTCTCTCAGTTCGTTCAGGCGCGGGAGGCGGACAGTGCGTGGGCGGTGTTGCGCAGGCGGCGCCTTTCGGCGGCGGCCTGGCACGGCGGGCACAGCGGGATCTCGTGTTCCTCGTGGGCGGTGACGCCGCGGACCGTTCCGCAGTGGCCCGTCCAATCCGGGTAGGCGGCCGGGTCGTCGATGGTCTCCTCGTCCCACGCGCCGACGGGGGCCCATCCGGCGCCTGCCGCGCGGGCCTTGGTCCTGCTGACGTCGTCCCCGTGGGCTCCGTGTTCGGCAGGGTCGATGTTCCACAGCCGGTCGTAAAGGTCACGCACGCGGCGGGCCGTGCTCACGATCACGGCGCCCGCGTTGATCAGCCGAGACAGGTTGGTTGACGACATGCCCAGCTCGACGGCCAAACGCTCCTGTGACCACCCGGCGGCGACGAGGGCCTGGAGGCGGCGGACGCTTCCGATGGCGCTGATGATGACCGCGCCGCCCAGGTTGTCGAGTGTGGGCTCGACGGCCAGGACGGCGGCGGCGAGCGCGGGCCTGAGTTTCTCCTGCGGGCCGGTGCCGCGTTCGGGGCGGCCGTTGAGGATGGACTGCAATCTCTTGCGGTCCACGCCTGCGGCGGCCGCGATGGCGCGCAGCCCCATGCCGCAGGACTGCAGATGCCGGAGGTGGACGCGTACCGGCTCGGCGGAGACCCAGGGCTGCCAGGTACCGGCGACGATGGCCTTGTCGCGGTTCTCGTTGTACTTGCTGACGGCGTAGCCGCACACGTAGCAGCGGCAGCCGTCGAGGCGGTAACGGGCGTAGCCGTGCGAGCGGTCGCTCATGCCGACTCGCCCTCCTGGCGCTCGTCGTGGATGGCGGCATGCAGCCGGGCAAGGCCGGCCTTCACCTCCGGGTCGTTCGCCACGAAGTTGTCGAGGTGCGCGTCGAGGTCCTCGAGGAGGCGAAGGCTGTCCGGCCCCACGTCGTGCTCGTCCTCGATGTCGAGGCCGACTCGTGCCCGTGCGGCGGTGACGCGCTCGGCCTCGGTGGTCTTGGGCTCCCAGCAGAGACAGACGAGAATCACGCCGAGGATCGCGATGAATGCCGCGTAGGCGATGTTGGCGATGGTGTTGCCGCTCATGCCGCACTCCGGCGGTACTCGGCGGTGCCCTGCCAGGTGCGGCAGATGGACGAGTGCACGGTGGCCCGCTTCGACTTGGCGTAGCCGCGCGCCTCGATGACGCCGGCCGCCGCAGCGCGCAGGAATGCAGGCCCCCACCGGTTGGGGCTGTCGGGCTCGTCGACGAGGCCCTCGATGATGAGGTCGGCGGCCTGGAACTCGACGCCGCGGCGCGCCATCTCCTCGATGGCGGCGGCGCACTCGTCGGCCCACTCGGTGGGCGTGTTGGCCTGGGCGAGGGCCATGCCATCGGCCTTCGCCGCCTCCCCGGCGGCCGGGTCGATGACACCCTCGACGGGCTCCGAGAACTGCAGCTGCTCGGTCATCGCGTACCGCCCAGTTCCGGGTAGGCGCGGACGGAGAGCGAGCGGCAGGGCTCACGCAGGCACATGTCGGCGAAGAGCGGCTGGTCCGGGTGGGCCTGTTGGTGCAGGGCGTTGAGGGCGTTGTGGAGCTCTCCAGCAGCGCCGTGGGGGTCTCCCGCGCAGCTGTCGGCGCGGTGCAAGCCGAGGTCGCCGAGTTCGTCGTCGTCGGAGTCGGCGAGGTAGTCGCCGATGTCCACCTCGACGTCGGTCGTGACGGTCACGTAGCGGCTGGCGCGGCGGGTCTTCATGAGTACTCCAAGAGGTGTGGGGTGCCAGGGCCCGCCCGTTGGGGGGAAGTCGTGGGCGGGCCCTGGCTGGCCGTGCGGAGCCCTGAACGGGGGAGGCTCGGCGCGGCCGGACAGGTGGTCAGGTGGTGGCGACTTCGGCGGGTTCGGGCTTCACCGCGACCCAGACGCCCTGCTCCTCGTCGAGGCGGACGTGCGGGTTGTCGTCGATGTCGAAGGCGATCCCGAAGTTCTTCGCCACGTTCAGGCCGGCGGCCAGCTTCAGGGCTGCGAGCGAGGGCTGCTCGGCGTTCCGCTTGCGGATCGCGGCGTCGTAGTCGGCCTGCCACTTCTCCGGGTCGTGGCCGGCGGACTTGGCCGCCTCCCACGCGAACTCGCCGATCTCGCCCGAGTCGAGCTCGTCGGCGGTGTCGGTGACGACGGCCTGGGCGGCGCGCGGGTCGACCTGGTAGAGGGCGTCGAGGTAGCGGTAGGCCATCCAGTCGGCGACCCCGGCGTGGATGAAGGCGTAGAAGGCTTCGCGGTCCTCGTCGAAGTGAGTGACGTCGAAGGACTGACTCGTCGACCGGAGCACGCCCCGTAGCAGTCCGGCCGCGGTCTCCTGCGCGTCCGTGGTGACCTCGTACCGCGGGCGCTTCTCGGCAGGCATGGCCGTCATGTCGGCGTCCTTGGACCCCGCGGCGAGCGTCCAGTACCAGGAGTTGTAGGCGGTCGCGAACGACTCCTGCAGGGCGCTGGGTGCACGACGGACGGGCATCTGGGCGCCGATGAAGTCCTCACCGAAGAACATGGCCGGCTTCTCATCGGAGGTGAACCGGACACGGAGGATGTGGCCCGTCTCACCGAAGCGCTGAAGCAGTTCGGAGTTGAGGGCGGGGAACAACTCCCCGTCGATGGTCTGGTCGACGGCCTTACGAAGGATGCCGCGCCAGTCGGGAAACTCCAGGCCGACGCTGACCGCGAGGTTGAAGCTGGTCTGTGGTCCCTCGAAGATGAGCCGCGGCCCGGCCGAGGCGATGGTGACCCACTCCTCGCCCTTCATGGCGCCGACCCACTCCCGCAGCGGCTGCAGGTACTTGGCGGGGATGGTGCGGGCGAAGGGCTCCTGGTCCTCCTCGCCGTGGCTGAGTCCGTAGCGGGCGACGGCCATGGTGAAGCGGTCAGAGGCGACCGCGTAGAGGTAGCGGGAGTCGACGTCAAGGCGGATGCCGTGCAACTGCTCGATGTACTCGCTGCCGATGTGGCCGTGGGTCTGGTCGATGAGCCGACCGAGCTGGTGGGCGTTGATCGTGATGGACACGAAGTCTCCTGTGGTGGAGGCCGGCCAGGCGGGAGCGTTCACCGCCGGGCCGGACGAAGGGATGGGTCAGACGGCGCTGGGGTTGAGGGCTTCGCGCAGGGTGCGGACGTCGATGCCAGCGGGCTCGGTGCGCTGCTCGTCTTCCTCGTCGAGGTCCCGGTGCATCGGCGGCAGCGTGATCGCGTGCTCGTTGTCCACGCGGGCCTTGAGGGCGAGGTAGCGGGCCTCGTTGTCCTCGGCCTTCTCCTCGGCCAGGAGCCGGAGTTGGCGTTCGACGGACACGTCGACCGCGTCCGCCTCGAGCTGGCGGATGCGCTCGTCGCGGCGGTGAGCCGCCTTGTCCAGCTCGGCGATGACGCCCTCCAGGCGGAGGACCTCGGCGCGGGCGGCGTCGCGGTCGTGGCGGCAGTGGGCGCGGGTGTAGCGGCGCAGGCCGGTACCGGCGAGTGGGTTCCTCATCAGAGCCACGACCCGTCGAGCTCGTCGGCCACGTCCAGCGGGTCTTCACCGGCGCCCTGGCACGGCTCGCACTCGCCGCACCCGTACCAGATGCCGTCGATGAACTCGCCACCGCAGTCGTCGGGGTCGCCGGCCTCGGCGGCACGGGCCGCCTCGTCTGCGTCTTCGCGGAGGGCGCGTGCCTCGTCCTCGGCGTCGAGGTGGTACTCGGCGCGGCGGTCGTCCTCGGCCAGCTCGTCGGCGCTCATCACGTCGTGGATGGACAGGTCGTCGTAGTAGCTCACGGTCGATCCCCCTGGGTGGTGATCAGGTACAGGTCGTCGGGGACGTCGATGAAGCCGGCCTTGATGGAGGCGATGAGGTCCGGGTCGCTGATCCACGCGGGGACCGGGCGGGGAGTGATGCCGAGGCCGCGAAGCAGGCCGGGCATCAGGACCGGGTCTGCGGTCTCCGGCATCGGCGGCAGGTCGTCCAGGGCGGTCATGAGCTCACCGCTTGGCGGGCGGCCGCGTCGTCGCTGGCGTACTCGGCCAACAGCTGCTGTACGTCGGTGAGGCGGCCGTGCTCGGCGACGGCGCACAGCGTGGATACGAGGCCGCGGAGCATGTCCGTCTCGCCGGGGTACGCCTCGCTGGGAGTGGCATCGGCCGCGGGGCGGCTGCTCTTCTCCTCGTCGATCGGCGTGACGAGCTGCTGCAGGCCGTACTTCCTGATGCGGTCGTAGCGGGCGATGCCCCAAACGATCGCGTGGCAGGCCCACAAGAACGAGTGGTCGTAGTCGTGGAAGTCCCACTCCCACACGTCCTTGAACTCGTACCCCCTGAAGGCGAAGTCCTCGAGCACGTTCCTGGCCGTGTGCTCGTCGCCCAGGTCTTCGTTCAGCACCCAGGTCCGCAGGTGCTTCCCGGTACCGGCGGGCACTCCGCCCCACTTGGCGTCCTCGACGAACTGCTCGACGACACGCTGGCGGAACAGCTCCTCGGAGTACGCCTTGACGGAGCTTCGTCCACCGCCGAGCTTCTCGGCCCAGTAGTGGGGGTTGATGCCCCACCCACGGTCGGAGCGGAAGAACTCGAACATGTCGGGCAGACGCGTGAAGACGTAGTCCGTGCCGACGTCACCGACCATGGCGAGACGCCCGGGCCACGTGATCAGGTCGAACCAGTACTCGCCGTAGCCACGCGGGTTGCTGGTGAACCGAAGGTGCCGGTAAAGGCCCTCGTCGTGCAGCACGGTCATCGTGTGCTTGGCGGTGTCCCTCGCGAACCGCTCGGCGACCTCGGGGTAGTCGCTCACGCGGCCACGTCCTCGCGGTCGCGCGGGGCGTTCAGCATGTCGTCCGTCAGCAGGATGCCGTGGGCGCTGATCTCGACGTGGAGGCCGTCATGAACACCTGCGGCCTGGATCCACGAGCCGTGGCCATTGGGCTCCAGCTCCACGGCGTCGGAGTGAATTCCGAGGGTGACGCGCCACTGCTCGAAGGCGGTGGGCGTCGACAGCTGGAGGCCGACGGTGGAGGGCTTACCCCTCCAGGGCTGGTGAATGACGATGTACGCCGCGGGCAGCTCGGGGTGCTGGCTCATCAGCCGGTCGAGCATCTGCACGGCCGAGTGCTGGACGCTGACGCGAGCGGTAATCTGTGCGGTCACGGTGACCTCGGCTTTCTGGTTGGTTGGGGCGCCGGTCGGGGGTCGCCAGGCCGGGCAAGTCGGGCGGCCCTTCGGCGCGTTCAGGGGTCAGGCCGACAGCGGCTCGACGGCGCCGAGCGCGTTCTGCCGGCGCAGGTCCTCGGCGGTGAAGGTGATCCGGCCACCGTCGCGGTGGTGGAACACCTCGCGCCGGTAGCAGCGCTCCTTGAGGACGCGGACGCTGCGGTACGGCAGCAGCTGCAGTGCGACGACCTCTTCGGGCGTCCAGCGCCGGAATTCGGCGCCGTCCTGCTGCTGCGGGAGCGCGGTGGGGGTGCGCTTCTTCGTGGGGGCTATGCGCTTCGTGGCCTTGGCGGTCACGGCTTCGTCTCCTTGTGGATGATGAGTTCCTCCGGGACCTGGAGGGCTTCGGCAACCTTCCGGACCTGCTCAGAGCCGACGTCCCGAATCTGCTCACGTTCCAGGCGGGACAGGTATCCGCGATTCAGGCCAGTTTGAGCTTCCAGCTCAGGAAGGCTCATATCTCTGCCTTGTCGGATGCCTCTGATCATTGGTCCGTTGGGCTTCACACAGAGAATCTGAGCACACACTCACCACGAAGGCAAGCACTCTGCCTACATTCTGAGCACGATTGCTTGGCCTTTGGCATATGCCGCATGGCGCTGCATTGAGCCGTATGCAACCGATGGGGCGCAAAGTGCTGAATAATGCCCAGGTCACGCCGCGAAATCTGAGCTATCGGCATGCAACGAGGTGTGCCAAGATGTGGATTTATGGATGAGGCAACCCGTCGACTGGGCAGCGCGCTGCAAGCCGCGCGAGAGGGACGTCGGCCGAAGCTCACCCAGCCCGAGGCGGCTGAGCAGCTGGGCGTCAGCCGCACCACCGTGCAGAACATCGAGGCCGGGAAGTTCAGCAAGGTCAACTCCACGATCCGCGAGTACGCCCGGCTCCTCGAGTGGGACGAGCAGCGAATCGACCGGGAGCTGGCGGGCCAGACGCAAGAAGTGGTGGACCTGGACGAGGCCGCCGGCGCCGAGGGCTCGCCGGACCAGGGCGCAGCAGGCCTCGGCTTGTCCCCCGCTATCGAGTACGAGTTGCGCAGCTCGGAGACTCTCGACTCGACGGTGATCAACCTTGGGCCGGACGAGGACGACGGTCACGTCATCGTCGTCCTTCAGGGCCGCAAGGGCGCCACGCCGGAAGAGGTCGCTCGCATTGCCGCGCGGTACCGGAAGGCGAGGCGTGTCCTGCAAGGGCTTGCCGCCGAGCCGGACGACGATGTTGCAGACTCCTGATTGGTGCTCACGAGGTAGGTGCGGTTAAACCGTTCGTGTGGTTGCATGCACTTACCGTCACCGAGAGGGGGGCACCACTCGGCGGAACGGAGCATCACCATGCTCATGATTGAGGTGAAGCGGCACCCCCGGGACGAGGCGTACTTCGAGCCCTGGATCGAAGACTTCGAAGACGGCAGTGGATGCCGGTTTCACTTCCACTGGGACGACATCAGCGACGAGGGCGCGGACGTCTTCCGGGAAGTGTTTACCGAGCAGGCGAAGCGGTGGGGACCGCGGCCTGCTGAAGCGCCGCGCGGCCGGCGCATCCCGGTCACAATGGAGCGCAAGCCCGTCATGCCCTACGGCGTGGCGGTCGCGGTTAACGACACGGCGGAGTACATCGCCTACACGGTGCGCGCCGACCTCATCTCTGAGTGCGGCGCCCGGGTCATCACCCGTCGCCAGTCCGAGCGGTCACCCGACTGGGAGCGCAGGCCGGTCCAGTACCGAGCCCAGCTGCGGGCGGTGTAGAGCGGGGCGACGACGAGCAAGGAGGCCGCGTGGCATACGCGGAGAAGGTCTACAAGGTCCGCAACGGGGTGAAGACGAAGCAGTTCACCTGGCGGGTCAAGTACAGGGCCCCGGCCGGGCACATCCCGGAGGAGCTGTCCAAGTCCGGCTTCGCCACGAAGAAGTTGGCGGAGGACTGGGGGAACGAGCAGGAGCGGCTGATCCGGGAGGGGACCTGGATCGATCCCTCGAAGAGCACGGCGACGTTCGGCGAGTTCGCCCGCACGTTCATGGCGTCGCGGAAGAAGCGCGGGCGGACGACGGGCACGCGCTGGGACAAGCTGGAGAACCACATCCTGCCGCGCTGGGACGGCGTCCCGCTCCGGAAGATCAGCTGGTTCGACGTCGACACCTGGCAGCAGACGACGGACATCGAGGACGTCAGCCGCGGGCACTGCGTCAGCCTGATGTCGACCATCATGACCGCGGCCGTGGACGCCGGATACATCACGGTGAACCCGCTCTTCGGCCGGCGGCGGACGAAGGACACGTCCGGCGATGCGGCCAGGCCGAAGGCGCCGAAGATCCAGCGGGATGGCGGGCCGCGGCCGGAGGACGCCGTCCTCCTGGCGGAGCGCCTCGGGCCGGCGGTCGGTGTCCACGTGCTCACCACGGCCTTCGGGGGGCTGCGGTGGGGCGAGGGCCTCGGACTGCACCGGGACAACACGCTGCTGACCCGGCGCCAGCCGTGGGGGTCGGGTGAGTTCGTGTGCCCGATCCTGCGCATCAAGGAGGAGTACGCCGAGTACCAGGAGCGCGACGAGCACGGCAACAAGAAGGGCTACGTCCTCAAGCTGGAGCCGACGAAGAACGACGGCTCGACGCGCGACGTCGACGTACCGCCGTTCCTCGCGCTGCTGCTGCGATACCACCTCGATGACTGGCGGCATGAACGTATCTTCGCGACGCCATCGGGTACGCCGTGGCGGCGCGGGAACTGGTCGCGCACCTTCCGGCCCGCAGCGGACGGGCGCGAGGAGCGCGAGAAGCGGCGAGGGGTGGCGTACCGGGCGGCGTGGGAACCGATCCTGCCGGGCCTCGACATGCGGGCCCTGCGCGCGCTGCACGACACGCTGCAGTCGGAGCTCGGCGTGAAGGAGCCGCTCGCCTTCGAGGCGGCCGGCCACCGGCGCCCCGGCATCAAGCGGCACTACCAGAAGCCGACCCCGGCGATGCGCGCCGAGCGGCTCGAGGGACTGGAGGAGACTTTCTGGCGGGCCATGCGTAACGTGGGTCTCAGCACGTTGTGGGGTCGAGTCGACCTCCAGAAGCGGTCGGTGGAGTCGACCTCCTAAATTCCTCCTAAACGATCACTCGCCGTGCAACCGCAGCCTTCACCATCAGCACGTATCCCGGATTGAAGCGCCATTCTCCTAAAGCGGGTGTCGCAGGTTCGAATCCTGCCGGGGGCAC